CTTCTTCAATACAAAACTTTTCGTATTTGTTCATTATAGATAAAGTGTATCATTTCTTTAAATTGTCGGAATAAACTCCCAACGTAAGTCGTGACATATCTTTTTCCATATGACATCTTGTTGATAGAGTTTCTCTTTGCTCTTGAGTAGTGGAAAATATTGGAGATAGGAATCTTCACTCAAGAGTTCACAGAATTTATACAATACATAGCTATATGAAAGGAAATTCCTACGATTCGATGGACAGTTATCATCAAAAGGTTTCTGTATGTCTTTAAACATAATACGCAGTCGTTCTTCTAATTTTTGTGGCATATTAGGGGGTTTTACACCGCTCAATATGTTTGTGATGTATGGTACGTGCTCATAGTATTTATTCATCTTGAGTTTCTTAAGAAGACTTCTTACACGCGCATGTGTGATCTCCTCGAGTGCTTTGATTTTCAACTTTTTCAATTCATTTCTCAGTTGATCCATGACTTCCTGTGGTATGTTCGTCATCTCTTGTGCTTGAAATTGTGACAACCATTCATTAAAGTGATTTTCTCTCTTGTACGAATAATTTACAATTTTTTCAGATGTCTCCTGTTCCTCTCTGTATGTTAGTTCTTCACTTATCAGACAGGCCAAAACAGCTCCACATCCATCACAAACGAGTTCACTTGTATCAGCAAAATGAAATATATTACTATTGGTACATGTAGGACACTCGTCATGTTTTTTTATAAATTTTTTGTCAACATTTAAGTTTTCAACGTCGGCGAGATATTCATTGAATATATCCTTTCGTTTGAGACCGGATGTCACTTTACAGTTAAAGACATTATCAGTACTCACTTCACTGTCTATATCATCTGTATATCGACGCATATATGGCATACATTTAATGATATAGTCTGACATGTCTTGTTCATACACAGACCGATTCGTGGGATCGTCGTCAATCGAGTCTTTCCATGCATGTAATTTGTTGTTATATCTACTCAAAAAATTTCCCTCCATATAATTAGTTAGAATGCTACGCAATCTTTTAACCAGTGTAATAATATGGATATACGACACGTATAAAAATTTTGTGTCCATCCCAAACCATAAAATAGAACACGCATCTATGGAATATTTTACTAATAATGATAAAAAATATTCAATCAATGGCTCATTTTGGAAGAATGAAAGTGATAAATGGGATGGTCTTTTTGATGAACACTATGTCGAGTCTAAGGACATGGATTATACATCAGAGGATACACCAGAGAACGTCATAAAGACAATCATCAGAATCAAATACTGGTACAATGATAAATTGTACAAGTATTTAACATATAATACGAAACATGAGTGGCCACCTCCACAGGAAAAACACGTTGTGTTTAACATGCCGCTCACTTCCGCCTATCTCATGGATATTGATGATAAACCAGCGAAGGACGTATTAGGAAAGATTAAACGCTACGCGGGTCCGAGAGGTGATTTCCACCGAGAAAATGTAAAGATAAGTGATATGTTATATTACGATATTGATACACTAAAGACTATGTATCCCACTATAAAACTCACGAATGTTTTAGGTAAAGTGAAATCAGTAAGTACAGTACATGATTACGTTACTGATCTATTTGTTCTTTAGTCGCGAGATAAAATTTGAGGTCACCCAAATTTGCTACGTTATACTTGAGAATCAAAAATCGATTTAATTCTTCTTGCATGATTTGTACATTCGAACACATACTCGTCGCCTTCGTAAAAATGTTCATGTACCGAAGAGAATACATACCCGAAATTAGGGGACTCTCTTCAGTACATTGAATCTCGGTTTTTTGATTCGCGAAATCACCTTCACAATTAAGACTAAACAAGTGACCATTCCGTGTGATTTCTATATCAGTGCCTATATTGTACATATCCCTGCAAATTCTCTGAAAATCAACAGATGGCATCGGAGTCACGGTCGTCATGTTCATCGCTGGAACTTCGATTTGATTTTCATTGATATCAAGAAGTTTAAGAGCAAATTTAGTGCACGTCTTTTTAGTATCATTGTGTATCTCAATGTTCATAAATTCGCGACATTCGATAGACATCATCAATACATCGTTATTCGTGATTGACTTCAAAAGCTTGAATGTGTTCGTGACATTTATACCAGCTACTATCTCGGTATCACATGAATATTCTTCGAAATTATCCGCGGATAGGAACATGTCTACGAGTGAAGTGCGAGCTGTATCTAGAGTAGTGATGTATACTCCATCTGGCTTGAAGTAAATGTTGACATCATTAAGTATATCCTTAAGTACCTCAAATGTAGATTTGATGGCACTCGCCTGTATAGTCGTAAGTTTCATCATGGATGAAACATGTGTTAATTCTTTATGTTATTATTGTATGTTTGACTTACATCGCGATTGATCTTTTCCTCGAGTTCGGGCGTCATGGGTGGTTGGAGAGTGCGTCCGTAATCATCGAGTCCGAATATATCAGAGTTGGATTCACCATCAAGTGTTGTCATAGAACATCCACCGAAACCACACATTCCGATGTCTTGGTTCGGTAGGAGAGATTCGAGCCAATTTTTAATTTCGTTTCCAACCAAAAACTTACCATTCTTCGTGAGCATGGTTGGAACACGTGTAATTTTATGTGCGTACTGCGGTGGGATGCCCTTGATGTTCACATTGTGATAACTCACGAGCTGCGCGAGTTGTGGCTGTCGCTTGATGTAGTCAATGAGGTCAATGCTATGACTACACTTTGGGCTGTATATCAACAAGGACATTTTAAATATACGGGTAAAAATTTGTGTCTAAACGAGCGCAGTCGATAAAATATTCTTGGCATACATAAAATGAAAATACCTATACGTTCCAATGGTAAATTGACGGAGCACGGATACCATGACGTCCGCGATAAATCAGAACTCGCTCGACACCGCGCGCTTGGTAAGGTGATACGCGCAGGTGAACCCCCTCTTGGACTGTTTCGTCGACTTAATGTACTGATGATACTGTTTAAGCGTACAGATCCAAAACTCTCTAAACTTTTCAAGGCGGATCGGGATTGGGTAAAGAAGGTTTATATGTGAGCACCTATCGCATCCGCAAATATCTCAAGGCGTTCTACATCACACGTACACTCATCAGTACACATTTCGTCGCGCGCTATATCACAATAATTACAGATTATGTCGTTGTCGCATTCAATCGGGGCTATGTATCCATCTTCGCGTAACACTTCGGCGACGAATACACGCATCACCTCATCGAGACCTTCGACAATCTCCGTTGCCTTTTTCATGAGGTCATCGTAATATTTCTGTTTCGTTTTAGGAAGTCGATCGTAAAGCGCTACGAGTGCTTTTGCATCAAAAATGTCTTTTGGTTTCTTAATGGTCTTCTTTCTTGATTCAATGGCATACTCGAGGCGTTCGAGTACGTCTTCTTCGCTCATTTCGTGTATACACGTGTATAATCTTTAACTAAATATACAGGATTTCAAACCAAAAGACGAGGATGACTGCGAAGTAACACCATGTTTTTTCATTTTTAAAAACACAAAAAACTTTTTTTATTTTTTTCGATCCTTTTCAAAGAAGAAAGCATTCAAAAAAATAATTTTTTTTATTTTTAATTTTGGGTCAATCTCAAAATTTTTGTGAGATATAGTAATGAACACGCTTCCGTTGGTTTTGCTCATCCTCCTTATTCTGTATCTCATGTCCAGGACGGAGATGTTTACGACGAAGGAAGTGACGTCGGACATAGATGAGGGTGTTCTAGACCTCACTCAATATAAACGTCTCGAAAACGCAAAAGTTTCCAACACGGTGATGGAACAAATCGTACTCGCCGTGAACAAGCGCATCCAAGAGTTGACGGGACTCTGTACTTACATCATAGACACACACGAAGTTCGCAAGTACAAACACGAGAATACCGGTGATGAAGTATACAGGTGTCGATTTATGGTTTTGAAACACGGTGGGTTCCCATACGCATTCGCTGTGTCGTCGGATGTTCGAATAATGAATGATCCAGACCGTGTCAACTGGAACGATATCAACATGCAAGCCACCCTCCGTACGATGGGTATTTCTCAAAGTGAGATCAACAATGCTTTCATAGATGTCCCCGTGGAATTCATCGACGAAGGGACGGGTAAAGTCGATACCACGAAGCTCATCATCGCTAAATATATGAAAGATGTGAGTGAGACAAATCCAGTGATAGTCGTCATTTCGCTTCGTACACAGCCTCTCGATACAGAAAAGCCTACGGATACAAAGATGTTCACCTCAGATGTCGACATCAAGGAATTCCAAAAGTATGACGATGTGATACAGCACGAATTGCACTACGTGAAGAATACTTCACTCATCGAGAAGAAGTTACCATCCGCCGACGAAATGTACGGGCGCCCAAATATCCTCGAAAATAATTAATTCGTGTAATTTAATGATCAGTGTAGATGAAATAAATAAAATAACTGACAAGCGTAACAAATTACGCAAAGAGACATACATGAATATATACGAACAGGTATCTAAAAAGATACGACAAACTGTTACATTTGGTAATAAATATTTATTCGTCACGATTCCGTCTTTTGTAGTTGGGTACCCAGCGTTTGACAGGCTCAAAGCAGCGCATTACATAAAACGTCAGCTCGATCTCGGTGGGTTTCAAACGAAGTTTGTGGGCGACCACGAAATATACATTACGTGGTCAAATAAAAAGAAAACAAAACCAAAAGAACGAGAACACACGGAAGAGTTTGGAGACTTTCCATCTTTCGTTAATTTGAAGAAGGTGGCTAATAAATACAGGGGGGATGCGGGAAAAGGCTAGTAAAAAAATTTCACTCTATCATAAATGGATAACTTGAGTGTACTCACAGAAGCGAAGCGCGAGTACATTGGGCAATTGTGCCATTTGATGTGTCCAGTTATGATCGAGACGTTTGATAAATTGTATGAAGAGTCATACACCATGTCTAATGGTCGTAAAGTACTCATCATGTTTCAAAAACTTTTGAAAGAAGTACCCAATTGGTCGGATGCCATGTCGAAGCAGCACACGGATAATATCGCAAACAGGTGCGCGTGGTTTAACGATTTGCTCGCCGCGGTATTCGTGAGTTGTGTTAAGATTCTCTCTTCGGTGCGTCTCGGTAAAGACAATAAGAAGATATCTTTGAAACTACCATCGAATGAAGTGTTCATTCAGACGTGTTATAACAACGTCGCGAAAGACTTATACAAAGACCCATACATTTTCAGTGAGAGTCAAAACGAACACGCGAGAAATGATAAACTATTCGACCGTTTTACGATGGTAATCGAAGCGTCCGTGCGAGAACTCATCCCAGTTCAACAAATTCTCCAAACCTACATGAACAACGAAAAGGAAGACATAGATGTAGGCGGAGAAGCAGACGAAGACACCGAAGACCCAGAATTCGTCGACGAATATCCACCGGAACCAGAATCAGAAACACATCCAGAACCAGAACTCGCTGAAGGTGGATCAATGGAAGAACCCATGGCTGAGATGCAGCCTCCAGAACAAGAGTCTTCGCCATTTGATAATGAATTTAAAACAGTCAACACGAGTGAAGGTGTTCCACAACAAATGATGGAGGAAGAAGAGGACGAAGAGCCCGTGTTGTTTCCAGACGCATCAGATGCTCCCGTAAAAAAAGTTGGCTATAGTTAAATGGAGTTTGAAGATTATCTCAGAGATCCAGCTTGGGCGGCGATCGTCGCTGGTATCATCACTGCTGGATATATCCACGCGAAAGCAAAACTTAACAACGAGGGTAATCTCCCCACAAGTGCTTATTCTAAACCAGCATTCTTAAACGCGATTCTCGTATTTTTTATTGTATCTAACGGAATAGGAGGTAAGGAATCCATATCTACTGAACCATTTGCTTAAAGATAACAGTGTTATCTATCACAGTAAACATGACGTCTGTGACTGCTTTCAATGATATGATGGGCCAATTTCTTGCGGAACTTCACAAGACGTTTCCAGAAGAAAAGGGTATCAAAAAGTGTATGTCCGGGTTCGAAATCATGCGAACGTCTAACCCACGTCTCGTCATCGAGGGATTTATGAGCAGTGTTACACCATTCGCGGATAAGATTTCGGCAAAGGATGACACATTTTTCATCAACGAGGCAAAGAACCTCGAGTTTTTGAAGGACGTGAAGCTCGAAGAAAAGTGGGCGTCTGTCTCCACACAAACAAAAGATGCCATTTGGCAATATGTGCAAACACTATACATGCTCGGCACGACTATTAGTTCGATCCCAGCAGACACACTCTCTATGATTGAAAAGGTTGCGAAGGAATGTGCGGACAAATTGGAGGGTGATGGTGGTGGTATTGACGAAGCTGCTCTCATGAAAACCATGCAGGGTATGCTAGGTGGTATGTTGAAAAAATAAAACTAATATATATTAAATGAGCTCTTGGTTTCAAGACCCAAAACAACTCGTTGATGATAAGAAGGTTCTCGAATTTTGGCCTACAAATATTCAATCCTCAGCAGACCGTGTAAACGCCGGTTCGCGATTCATCATATATGCAGCGTCGATACACTATCTTATTAAGCGTGACGTTCGTATATTTGTACTCGCCGCAACCGCATTGGGTGTTCTTTATGTAATGGAAAGAGCCGGTATGGTTAAGGAAGGTGTATCACGAGGTGTTGAATATTATGAAAATATAGGAGATGCATGCCAGCGACCAACCCGTGATAACCCAATGGCAAATGTACTCATAGGTGATGATCCAAATCGTAACCAAGCGTGTTCGTATCCAAGTGTTCGCACCGAGGCGGATGCGTTTGTCGTGGGAGAAACCCCATTTGGACCAGCACGATCTCGTTCCACTCTCCCCAAATACCAACAAAATGCATTGTCTCGACAATTCGTGAGTGTACCAGTAACGACGGTCGGTAGTGACCAGACGGGATTTGCTGAATGGCTCTATGGTAAGAAAGGTGCACCCATGTGCAAATCAGATGGAAGTATGTGTGATCCAAATGCACGAGGTATACAACTCGAGGCGTTCGCTGGACTTCAGCCAAACGGTGATAGGCGGTAAATAAATCTTTTGTAATAGTAAAATGGCTTACCAATTGCAGCCAGGTCTTAAAATAGTCCAGAACCCCGCTGTTCCAGTGAACTGCGCGACTGAAGAAGTATTCGTGTACCCCCAGCCCAGTACTCTTAATTATGGTTCGCAACGACCAAACACCATGTTGTATGGTACTGCACCATTTATGGCGGGTAAGGGTGCTCCAGCTGAGTACATCGAGACGAGTGACGAACTTCGCCCACAATCGACGTCCCGCTTCAACAAGGTTCTCGCGAGAACCTATGAACAAAACTTGTTTCCACTCCAAAACATGGAATGTAAATTGCCACTTCGAACCATTTCATATGAACCATTGAGTACGCGTTCCGAAATTCAAAATGGGATGTTTAACCAAAGATACTTAAATAAAAATATCAATAAGAAATAAGAATGGCCGATCCCATATCTGTCGCAGCTATCGCGGGTCTTGTATACGCCGGACGCAAATTGAGTCAGCCTACGACGGAAAGGTACTCCTCAGAACGACAAGCGATGGAATTACCAGTGCCACCAAAGGTTGAACTCGTGAAGGAACGACCCATCGAAAACGTACACATAAATAAAATGGTCACCTCTAACTTTGGTGACATCGCACCACAAATGCGAACGAGTGGCGCCGAGGTTCTTGAGATGCGAAACCGAATGAATGATTACAACCGAATGAACAATGTATCCCCCGTAGAGAAGCGTCTCGTCGGTCCAGGTTTGGGTGTAGACCCATCCGTTGCGTCGTATGGTGGTTTCCAACAACTCTTACGTGTGAATCCAGAAAATGTCGGTGCTTACAAGCTCACGACACTTCCAGGTAGAAGTGGTCCAGCGCAAGACACTAGAGGTGGTCGCCGTGGTATAGTGGGTAAAGTCTCGCATAACAGACCAGAGAAAACATCGTATCTTCCAGAGCGTCTTCCAATGACACTCGGGCGTTCACAAGGATTTTCAGGTCGAACTCCACGGGGTGAACATGAACGAACAAAGCGTACCACTAACCGCGCCGAAACTGGTCTCAGAACAGACACGCTCAATGTGGCTCCCGCGAAGAGATTCATTTCCGCGAACACGGTGTCCCAGGATCCAACTAGAAACAAAAAAGATGGTAACATCGAACAGTACCAGTACAGGAATCAGCCACAACCAGGTATTCATAGCTACGCACACGGGTATCTCGAGTCCCCGGAAATTGCGATTGGTCAAAGAGGCTCTTATACGACCGAAGAATTACAAAAGTATGGTTTCCGACCCGACGAACGTCGTGGTAAGGCGAACCGTGCCGCGAATCCAGGTCGTATGAATGTTCGTGCGAATGCACTCAACCAAGGTGGTATGCTTACCTCTGCGCGTTCGGATACCACACGTGTGGATGGTCGTGTGAACCCAATGGGTGCTGGGTGGACACAACAATATACGAATTCGTCGTACCACGACCTCAATGTGTATAAGGGTAACCAAAATCCACACGCTTCTCAGGCGGGACTCGGCATTGCGAAACGCCAATTATTGAACAACCCGTACGCACACCATTTGTGCTAAAAATAGTAAATTATAGATTAAAACACTCATTAAAATATTGTCCATATATTTTAATGAAGGTCCATACCTTAGACATAGATAGTGGTGATAGAGACCCAATATTGTACCCGGATCCAGGTGATTATGTGATACATCTTAAGAATCCCATTTACGATGTGTCTAAGATAACACTCACATCGGCTCGAATTCATAACAGTCAATTACTCATACACGAACGCAATAATACGTTCACTATTAACACGGCGTCGTACACCGAAACTATCAGCATACCAAATGGAAATTACGATGGTGATGAACTTGTGTCTAACATCATACAGGTTTCCGACATACTTGATTCTGCAACGTACAAAACATACACAAACGATATAGTGTTTTCAAATGCAACGAACGATTTTACGTTTGCATTTTACGGGGGTATACACGGGTACACATCTTCAAATACATACACA